GACGAGAGAGAGTCCTCAGTGGAGTCGTACGCACAGCAGGCGGGTCAGGCCCACTGCTAATAAGTGCTACACGGTGAGATCCCTTATGCTAATTTTCCATACCCCTTCCCCCATTTCTGGGTAAGCAGGATAAAGCGACGCTGCGCCGGCCGAGTGCTCGTATCTCGGTCTGAATGCATAACAGGTTGGTTAGGCCTGCCGGGTTCTCTTAGCCACAACAACTCCATACAGATTACTCTCTCTCCCCTAGTTGGGACGCACCCGGAGTTCGCACCCTCCGGAACACGGCTGGTTAGGCCGTCGGGTCGACGGGTTCAGGATAAGAACTGAACTCGCCGGCCGTAGAGAAGCCAAAGATCTTCGCCCAAGAAAGATCCCTGGCTGTGGCGCGAGGCTCCGCGTACTGAACCGGTACGCGGTAGAGGCGATCGACCGAGATCTCCTCCAATACCTGACAGCTAGTCCAGCTATCAAGCACAGCCTCCTTCATCGGGCAGATCCGCTTCCCTGGATCGGGGTGGCGGGACTTGCGAAGCGCGTCGCCGCACTGTCGCATTATCCGGTGAAGATAGACTCTTTCACGGCTGGCTCTACGAGCCACCGGATCGTCGAAATGAGATAACTTACTCTGGCCCTTGTTGTCAGTAGTGGCCGTTATCCATTCGCCTTGTTTCGTCAGGCGAATGTGGACATCCTTAGAACTAAGAAGGTCCTCCATCATCTCGGCGTCGGGCCCCGTCTCCATCCGGCGTAAACAATTAGCCAGACCAGGGAGAGGGATATGCGACCGAGACACCTTGGAGAAGAGCTTCCGTACCTCTTCTCCGTCGGCAGTCTCTCCAGGCCGCACCCGTGTGAAAGTCTTCGCGCTGCTCTCATCGAACCGCACAACAGATTCAAGTCCATTTGGTGCTTCCTCCGCAGGGGGACGCACCGCCTTGAGTCGTTTCTTGACGTCTAGTGTCGCGAGGTATGCCGCCCGCAACAGGTTCCCCTCGGGGATCGGGACTGCAAACAAGTTTGGCAGCCCGCACCCCCCGAGTCCTTCGGGAATATAGAGGTTCACCCCTGGGGCTAAGCGACTCCGAACGGGAGTGTAGTAGCCTAGGAAACCTTTAAGACGTCGCCGTTGCACCGAATCGTCGGTCCACTTCAGGAGAGCCCGCGAGAGCTCGCCTAGAGAGAACCAGGGAATCCGGTCAAGAACCACTGTCCCAGCGTCAATTCCTTTGGCCTCCAATCCGAACAGGATAGGGAGGTTGAGGAAGCCAACAGGCTCCCAATGGAACTGCCACGAGCTCGGCACCGCGCCATAAACCTCTGGGGACACCTCCGGTCGGGGGCGTTCCAGACGAGTTAGAGGGCACGGCACGAAGACTCGCATTTCGCTGTTCATTATCGCGAAGTGCTCGGACAGATAGTTCTTACCAAGGGAGGGCGACAGCCCGACCGAGGTAACGGCCTCCTTCCAGTCCCCATAAGGGACGGTAGCCGGAAGGATAAAGACGATGTCGTCACCGTTCGTACGACACCCAATCGACTCAAGAACGCCCAAAACTGATTTCCCTTGCTCCCAACCACAGACCGATGCCGTGGTTGCCGCGTTGACCAGGTTTAGAACCGGGAACGAGACGGGGGAGCCCATCAGCTGTCCCCATCGCTGGGGAACAAACTGACCGTCATAGACCAGCAGGTGTCCGGTGAGACCAGCCTGAAACAGGTGCCCCCAAGGGGTCTCTATCAGGTGATCGCCGGTGTTGGCCAGAAGAACTGTTTGACCGATACACTCAGCAGCATACTCTGACATCTCTGGATCGAGATTGTCAGTCGCCGCAGAGTAATCGCCCGAAACGTACTGCTCTCCAAGTCGGAGAGGACGCATATGCTTTCCCCACTCCTCAGCGGATATGGGTTGGCCAGTATACGTGAACGTCGGCACCTTTGCGAGGCGCCGAGCCAGAAACTTCTGGAGCTGGAAACAACGTTGGTAGGCGATCGCTTCACCCATCGTGATCATACGGACTTTGCACGGCTCCCGGACGGGAGAGGGCATCGCGAAGATCAATTGGGTATCGAGGGCCAAATTGGAAACCATCCAGGAGAAGCAGGCCAGTTGGGCCTCTTCTAATGGGCGCGTTCGAACATGAACGATCTTTCCAGGTCTGTACTCGACAAACCTATCAAGACTCGAGGGTTCGAGAAACTTCGAGACACAAATTCCATCCTCACCCATGAAAGGGGGATAGATACGCTTCTGCTCTGCGGAGTAGACCCGAAGGAGTTGGCCGAAGGCCCCACCCAGCGCCCGGCTTGCGCCGAACGCTGCATGGAGGCTGGGGACCGTCTCCTCCGGATAGAACCGAGCAGGCTTGAGCCCATCTAGATATGTCCAGGGTGTATCAGACTCGTCCCAAACAGACGGATTGAAACCCTTCGTGAACACCTCATAGATAAGCTGGCGTAGGCATTGCTTCGCCTTCGTCTTACGAGCCTGCAGGGCCTCTGAGAGGGGAGGACGGGCCGTTCCGAGGCCCCTCCGGTGCTTCTCCAAGGCCGCTTCAACGTGACTCTCCTCGAGACAGGGGCAACCCCTTTTCAAGTAGAGTACGTTCTGAGCAGCCTGGAAGACATGCAACCGGAAGGACCACGATGCAATTGGACGCTGAAGCATCATCCAACGGCAACGGTCCGCCACCCACCCGAAACCAAGAAAACCACATTGCCATGGTTTCTCGAGTCCGAGTGACTCAGTGACCTTAGTGTTGACCTGCAGACACGACTCCAGATTTGTCTCAGCTTGTTGGAGGCCCTTCGCGGAAGCGAATGCGGTGTTCTCTTTAAGCCAAGGAATCAGGAGGTCAGCCAGGTCCAACTTCGCATAGAAGTCGCAATTGCTCCAGCCTATCTCATCCTTTAGGGGATGATCGAGGCCGGCATCGCGACACAGCGCCTCATGGATAGAGATCCATGTCTGGGCGGCCCGTCTGAGTGAATGGGTATAGACTACCAACTCACTAGGCGGCTCTTGTCCATGCCTGGGTTTTGACTTGCCCATGGCTTCTTTCAAACGGGTGATCCGGGCCTGGACTAGGCCCTTCACCACGCTGCTCTCAGGAAGGCGGTTTGCTGTCCTACTGAGTAGCGCTTTTACAATCAGTTTG